AACCATATTGGTCTCTATGTGGATTCACTTTATAATTCTTTAAATCTAAGTATTCTTCATTATGTGGGTCACCGAATACAATTTCAGCAGTACGTCTAACATTACCTGCTACTACACATTTTCCTATAAGATTCATAATATCAACAATTGTAGTGATTGTGATTGGTTCTCCACTATTTTTTTCTAATACTTCTCTAATACTATCGTGTACTTCTTTTAGAGGTTCGTGACCACTTGAAACTCCACCAAAACCTTTGATTGGTTCTCCAGCTGGTCTAATCTTTTCGTAATCAAATTTAACTGGTGTAGTTCCGTGAAAGTAACTCTCCAATAATAATTTAAGTGATTCTACCCAACCCTCTCTTGTATCAGGTATCTGAAATGTTTCCTCATTTCTATCTGTATTTACGCCCTTAATTATAATCTCACCAGCACCTTTAGTATCGAATCCAACTCCAACACCTAACATACTTGCGTCCATCAAGAAACAAAATGGTTTAGCGTAATCTTCTTTTAGTGTTTTAGTTGATACAAATGCACAATTATTTAATGCAGCATATAAACCTTTTTCTTCTGTGATTGCAGTTCCCATCGCCCATAAACCACGACCTGGTGGTAAGAACTTCATATTGAAAATTCTCTCATACATCTCTTGTGCTGACTTCTGAGCTTGCCAAGCATTCCAACCTAATTGATGTGAATCAATATGATTTTTTTGCATAGAGTATGTTCCCTCTACAACTCGTTGAACTGTCTCCCACCATCTTTCATTTTTACCATCATCTTTGATTCTTGAATAGGTTCTCATATAAACTAATTCCCCCAACCCATTGAAACCAAATGGTGCTTTTTTTCTCTTAAATTTTTCTATAAACTTTTCCGATAACTTAAAATTTTCCATTAATCAAAACTCCTGTTGTAATCTATGTTTCCCATAACACTCATAAATATAATATATACTAAACTTAATTTAATATTTTATTCAAATCCATCAATGTTTTTTTCCATATCGTTATATTTGTTCTTTAATTCTTTTCTCAAGAACTCTTCACTATTATTCATTTTATTTTGAGTGTCTTTTCCAAATTGACTACTACCTTCAAACACTTGAATCTGACCAACGTTTGTATTTATTGTAGCTGGATAAGTCACACCATCTATTCCAAATCTATTTTTAATCACGTGAAACCTACCTGTATTAGCAATCTTATCTTCTACTTTTCTACTCATACTCATAACAAAATCTGCTGTCATCACCTTACTATAATCTTCAGCAACTTTATCTGCTCCAATCACATCTTCTTCTAATGCTGAACGGTTTGCTTGTGATGCTGTCCATATTGGAACTTCTAACTCACCAGCTAATCCCCTTAAATCCTCGTAAATATTTCCTATTGCGTGTCTCTTCTCTTTAAAGTTTCCTGTAGGCATTAATATGTCAGCGTAATCTACCAATACCATATCCACTTTTATCCCACTCAACTCTATCTGTTTTAGATGAGAACCTAATGTTTGAACAGATGCAGCTTTTGTTGGAAAGTATTTAATTAATAATTTACCTGGAAGTTTTGATAATTTAGATTCAACATCTTCTTTGTAATATTTTATATTAGCCGTAGTTACACCACTAAAGATAGAATCATATCTTAAACCAACATAGTTTTCATTTAACTCTAAAGTATAATGAACTATCGTTTTACCATTTTTAATTGTGCCAGCTCCTAAAGCTTGAAGTGTCCAAGATTTACCGATACCAGCTGGTGCAACAATCACACCAAGTTCACCTGCACCTAATCCACCATCCATTATATCATTAACTACATCCCAAGGCGTTTCAACTGTTGCTCTAGCAGATTCCTCAAGTCTTGATTCTAATGAAGTAATATAATCGTGTCCTAAATCTCTTGTAGTACCAGCTTTCATTGCTTCATCAATAATAGATTTTATACCATCATAATCTTTGTTCTCTAATAAATCAACTGAATCAAGTATAGCACCTTTTAGTGTTTGATTTTTACAAAAGTCAAGCACCTCTGATTGTATAAATTCTAAATCTGTAGCTTCAACATTTTTCCAAACTTCTCTTAATTTATCTACAACACCTGACTTTAATACTTCATCATCTATTTCATCTATTTTATATTTTATAACTTCAAGTGTTGGTTGTTTTTTATATTCATAGTAATAACTTTTAATTGTTTTTACTAACCATTTATTTGAATCTGAATCAAACATAGACGGATTCAATATATCACTAATAGTTTGAATGAACTTAACATCAGATATAAGAGATGCGATAGTTTTAGTTTGGAAAGATGTTCCAAATTGAGTTAGTGTTTCACTCATTCCATAACCTTTTAATTTGTTTTTTTATTTTCTTGTTAAAGTAGTATGTATAAATATGTTTAACTTTTGTGTTAATGTAAAAAATATTTTCATCTCCCTCATCATATCTACGTTTTAATTCTCTACCATAAGGTCTCTTGTCCATATACAATGACCTACTGTGAAATTTCTTACCATCAACCATCAATGCTCTACCTGGTGATGTAGTTCCTAAGTAATTAAAATTAGTGGCTTTGTAAATCACACCTGTATGTCCTTCTTCCTCATCTGCAAATGAAACTATTACTTCTATATCCGTATTTTTCTTTAACCATTTGAGTGTTTGTCCTATGAAATAACTTTCTGTATTCTTAGGTGTATCATCTATACAAACTAATCTTCTTAACTCAAAACATCTATCAGGATTTATTGGATTGTATTTATTAGCTGTCGCTGGCATAGATGGTCTGGCATACATTATAGCACCTATCAATTCAGGTAAACCAAATTTATTTTCTCTAAATAAACCAAAATGATAGTAAGATTGAACACCACTTGTATTGTGTGAATAGTGATGTTTTTCTACAAATTTAGCTATAGCATTTCTTTGTACAAGTTCTACAGTAAAATCAGTTACTTTCATTTGATTTCTCTGCATAACGATTTAACTGATTAAAATTAGTAAGTAACCAACTATTAAGATTAGGTAATGCAGTGAATAACTTATCTTCTAAGAACATTTTTTCAAATTTAAATTTAACCAATCTATTAATTGGTTCATTTACTCTATCTATTATTTTTGTTTTTGTAGAACCTGAGATATCAACGTCTGATAATTGCATTAATTTATAATTCAATTCTATAATATCTTTTGATTCAGGTAGTTCAGTAACAACCTCATCCATATTAACTATGCGATTCTCACTCAAAAAAGGTAACTTCTTTTGTATTGTTTTTAGTCCTAAACCTCTAACACCAGATATATTATCTGACTTGTCTCCGTCTAATACTCTATACCAAATATAGTTGTGAGATGAAATACCAAATTCATCAAATACAGCTTGTTCATCATATAGTTTCTTTTTAGTTGGACTCCATACTTTTATTCTACCATTCGCCAATTGAAGAAAATCTTTATCAGTAGACATAACCGTAATTTGAGATTCAGTAAGAACTTGTCTACACAGATATCCAATAGTATCATCTGCTTCAATATTATCATATGATAACACAGTTACAGGAAGATTATCTAAATATTCAACTACTCTCTGTAATTGCATAATCATATTTTGTTTCTCATCTTCTTGAGAAGCAAAATCATAAGCACGATTTACTCTATATTTTGTTTTTCTGTTTTGTTTATATTCTGGATATATCTTTCTACGGCGGTTAGACCCACCCTTACCATCGAATACTATGATGACACGGGTAGGACTAAACATATTTATTGTGTAACCTATACTCCTTAGAAAACCAACTATTCCACCAACGTGAATACCATCATCGTTAGTAGTTGGTATAACACTAAACACTCTTATAAAAGTATTTAGGCCATCTATTATGAGCACTTTATCATTTGGCTTCCCGCCGTCTAATGAGCCACCTTTTTTCTTTATCTCTTCAAATATGGATAAATATTTAGAATTACTCACTAATCTCCTCTTCAATAGTTACGTCATCAATACCAAAGTTTTTCTCATATTTAAGAACAACTTTTTCACATATTAAATCGTAACAATGTTTTTTGAAGTCTTCGTCTTGAAGTTTTTCAGCCCAATCTTTAGATTGAAACTTAATTTCATTACCTTGATGGTCATCCATTGTATACCAAGCTCCACCTTGTTTTACAAGTTTGTGGTCTTTCAATACAGTTAACCAACTACCTTCATCATCAATTCCACTTTCAAAATAAAGTTCAAAATCGGCGTGTCTCATTGGAGGGCCAAGTCTATTCTTAATAACTTGAGCTCTCATCTTCATACCAATGGTATTTTTTTTAGTGTCTTTGATTTGTCCAAGATTTTTTAATCTGATACGTGTTGAAGCGTGAAATGGTAATGCTTTACCACCACTTGTAGTCCAGGGGTCTCCGAACATAACTCCAAGTTTTTGTCTAAGTTGATTTGTAAATACAAGAGCTATCTTTTGTCTACCAATCATTTGAGTGATTTTTCTCATTGCTTTTGATAGAATGATTGCTTTTGATGTAGCCCAACCATCTTTATCAAACTCAGCTTCTAAC